AAACATCTGACGATATCCCTGCCATGCTTAGTGATGGCGAGTTTGTAGTAAACGCCAAGGCTGTTAGAGGTATTGGAAGATTGGAAGGCGCTGGCAAGTCCAAGGAAGAGCAGCGCAGGGAAGGTGCTCGCATGATGTATGCGTTACAACGCGCTGGTGAAAAGGCAATGAGGAAAGCGTAATGGCTAAGAAAAAATACCCAATGAAGGGTCAGGCTGAGAAGTTAGCCAAGCAAGGCCGCTACGGAGACTCAATGCTGGTTCACATGAATCCAGCAGAAGTTGATATTTTAAGAAAGACTTCACCAATCGGGGACTTGACTACCAACCCTAAGACAGGTCAGCCAGAAGCTTTTGCTCAATTTATCCCCGCGATTGTAGGTACTGCAGGCGCTCTTTTGGGCGGAAAGAGCAAACAAAAGCAAGTTGATGAGGCAACGCCAACAGTCCAGCCTCAGGCAAGTCAACAGTACGCCGCCCCTGGAATGGAGCTAACCTCCCGTCAGTTGATGGATCTGTATTTCAACCCCGAATACGGGATGATAAACCAGCAGATTCCAATCCCTGTACAGCAAGTAGCCGGTCTTTCGCCATTAGAAGTACAAGCACGCAACCTAGCCGGTGGGCTTGGCGGATTTGGCCAGCAGCTTTCTGAGTCGCAAGACATGTTCCGTAGGGCGGCAAGAGGATTTGACCCTCGCTCTGCTGGGGCGTTTGCAGATCCACGCGCTAGATCTTTATATGAACAAAGCACCCGTGGTTATGACCCCCGCATGGGTCAACAATTCGTGGACCAACAAGCTCGTGCGATGCAGATGGGCGCTTCAAGAGATATTGGTCGCGCCCAAAGAGGTATGGGTCGAGAAGCCTTTTTTGCTCAACGAGGCATGATGGATGCTGCTAGAGCAACTGGCTTAGAAGCTGCCATTGGTCAAGCAGGGTTAGATACCGCTGGCCGTGACATTAGACAAGACATTTTGGCTTCTCAAAGAGGCATGGGCGCTGCTGGCGACAGGGCGGTTCAAGAGGCTCTTGTTGGCCAAAGAAGATTAGATGCTGCGGGACGCGGCATTGATCGCGACGTTGGCTCTGCAATGATGGATCTGCGTGGCGCTGAGCTTGGTGCTGGAAGAGAGTCTCGCATTGGTCAAAGGGCCATGGGGCGCGCTGCTCAAGGGATTGGTGGACAAGTTGGCGGTGCTCAAGCTGGCGCTATGGATGCGGCTCAGCGAGCAAGAATGCAGACACAGATGGCAGGGCAAGATCTTCGCTCTGCCGGTGAAATGGGTAGAGCCGCTGCACTTCAAGGCATTGCAGGTCTTGCAGGCACAGGCGCTCAGTTCGATCCATCCTCAGTAAGCAGTTTCATGGACCCGTTCAATAGAGACGTTATTGAAGCTCAGCAAGCCGAGATTGCACGTTTAGGCGAACAGCAAAAGATAGCTGCTCGTGATCAAGCAGTTCGCTCTGGCGCCTTTGGCGGCTCTCGCGGAGCCATAGCACAAGCTGAGATTGGTCGTAACGTCTTGCAGCAACAAGCTAAGACGGGCGCAGAGTTGCGCTCACAAGGCTTCCAGCAGGCGCAGCAGGCCGCACAGCAGGCGTTTGAGCAGGCCCAGGCTCGTAGGCAGCAAGCTGCACAAATGACCGGCTCTCTGGGTCAGGCAGGCGCACAGACGGGTATCAGTGCCGCACAACAAGCAGCGAACTTAGGGCTGAGTGCAGAGCAGTTGGCGCAGCGTAGCGCGCTTGAGGGCGGTCAACTTGGACTTAGTGGTCTGACTTCTCAAGCAGACATCGCTCAACGCGCTGCACAGATGGGCATATCTACCCAGGAGTTGGCCGGTAGGCTTGCTCAACAACGAGGTCAGTTAGGTCTTCAGCGGGGCCAATCTCAAGTTGATATTGCAAGACAAGCTGCAGACTTAGGTATTTCTACTCAAGAAATGCAAAACAGAATAGCTCAGCAACAAGGTCAAATGGGTTTGCAATCTGGTCAAGCTCAAGCTGATATTGCTCAACGCGCCGCACAACTAGGCATGTCTGCCCAAGAATACGCTGGCCAGATGGCGCAACAGCGTGGCGCTCTAGGATTACAGGCGCAGCAAGGCATTGGTGGTCTAGCGGGACAACGCGCAGATATCGCCAGAGGTATCGGATCTCAGTTCCAATCTGCTCAACAGCTTGGCTCTGGAATCTTTGGAGATCAAATGTCTCGCATGCAAGGTGCCGCAGGAGGCATGGACAGACTGTCTCGCGGCGCATTTGGCGATGCATTAAGTGCCTATCAAGCTGGACAGCAGGGCATGCGTGCAGGCGCTCAAGGCATTGCAGGTCTAGGCCAGCAAGGCTTCGATATGCTTACTAGCCAGATTGGTACGACGGCTGGATTGGGAGCGACTGGTCGAGGCGTGCAACAACGCGGACTTGATGCTCAATACAAGGCTGCTACGCAGATGGCTGATGAGCCTTATATGCGCTTACAGAGAGGGTTCCAAGTCCTTGGTCAAGGCGCTCCTTTCATGCCTAGTTACTCAACGGGTTATGGAACTCAACAGCAACAAGCGCAGACTATTCAACAACCTAGCACTATGGGGCGGATAGGAAGTGCCTTATCCTTCGGGGCGCAATTTTTGCCATCTGACATCCGCTTGAAAGAAAACGTCATGAAGGTTGACGAGACGGATTCTGGCGTTGGTTGGTACACTTGGAGTTGGAATGACACCGCTAAGGCTATGGGGGTTGATGGGCCAACTGAAGGCGTTATCGCCCAGGACTTGATTAATGTTGATCCTACAGCAGTATCTTTGGGCGAAGACGGTTACTACCGAGTAGATTATTCAAAGGTTGACTATGAGCGCAAGCAAGCAAGCTAAAAGCAAAAAGGTTGGCAAGGTCATGAGGGAGTTCAAGTCAGGCACCCTAAAGTCAGGCGGGTCAGACAAGAAAGTGACCAACCCTAAGCAGGCAATAGCGATTGCGCTATCAGAAGCAAACAGAATGAATCAAGGTGGCATGATGTATAACGAAGTCATGAACAGACCCATGTTCCAAACACCACAGATGCGCCAAGGCGGCGGCATCATGGCAGGCGTTGCGCCGATTCGTGGGTATGAAGCGGGAGGCTTTGCTGATTCCTTGGCTGAAGAGATCAGGGGTTTTGGAGACTTTCTTAGAAACCCTGAAGATTCCATATCGCCCGAGCTTTATGAAGCACTCAAGACAATGACTACAGAAGAAGCGTTTACTGCCGCTGGTTCTGGCGTTCTTGGCACTGCTGCAATAACTGCGCTGATGCAGCTTCACCCAGCATTAAGAAGGATGAAAGGTTTCAAGCCAAAGACTAAGCCTCAACGAGGCATGTCCACCCAAGAACAAGCAGAGGGTCTTGCTGATCCAAAAAGCAAAACGCCTATGACCGTTAGGGAACAAGCTGAAGGCTTGTCTCAACCTAGAACGACGCCAAAAACTGTCGCGCCCAAAACAGACGCGCCTAAAGCGGATGCTCCTAAAGGTGAAACAAAATCATTAGGTCAACGGGCTGCAGGATCTCTTAGACGAGGCGCTGGGATAACGGCGCTTACAGGCGCTACTGCTTATTTATTACAAATGCCAATCGTTCAAGACCTCATCAAGCAAGGTTTTGGTATTGATGAACTGATGGAAATGCCTGAGATCAGAGCCTTGTTAGGCACTGACATGGATGAGTATGCAGAAAAAAGTAGAGACGAGCTTTTTACTGATGCAACTAGAGAAAGATTGAGACAGATCACAGGTCAAGACCCGTTAACTGCACCAGATGACAAAGATGCAAGGGCTAAGTTAAGGAAAGAGGCTCTTGCTTCTGAAGAGCCAAAAATTACACCTCCACCACCAGACCCCACATTCCTTGATATGTTGAAGGGTGCGGGCACTCAGTTCAAAGATTTTCTGCAAGATCCTGCCAACCGATACGCCCTTGCTAAAGCTGGTCAGGCAACTGAAGGCGTTGCGCCTAGAAACTTCGCAAGCGATTTCGCTTTAGGCAAAGAAGAATACAGGCAGCTTGAGGCGCAGAGAGAGCCTGATGACACGGCGTTAATGCGTAACTATCAGTTCTTGAGAGAAACAACAGATCTTAATGACAACGATATTATTTCTTTGCTTTCAAACCAGGCGTCACCTAGAGACGAGTTCATAAGCTTGTTCGCAGAACAAACCAAAGCTTCTGGCGGAAGTATCACTCCAGAGCAAATTGCAACGATTGAAGCGGCAACTGGTTACACGTTGCCTGAAGAAGCAAGAGTTCGCCTTGGAGTTGCGGCTTCGCCTTCTGCTGACGTTGACTAATGATAGTAGCTGTACCTGACGGAAGCGGCAGAACAATAAATGTTCGCACAAATGATCCTGAGTACGCTGCGCGCAGGGCTGCAGAGTGGGGCGCTGAAAATCCACTAGTAGAGCGTGGTGCCCAGCTTGGCGAAGAAGATGTATCTGCCATAGGCGACATCGGTAGGGGTATAGGTGCTGGCCTTGTCAGCGCGACAGAGGGCATCACCACGTTGCCCATGGAGCTTCTTGGTTCTGATGAAGAAAGCATTCAATCTGTAAGAAACTTCTTTGATAAGTACAAGCCTGAAACCCAGACCGAAATAGGCAAGGCCTCTCGATTCATTGCCCAGTTCGCAACCCCTGGCGGACTTGCTGCTAAAGCGGCCAAAGGCTTAGGTTCGGTAGGAAGGCTTGGCGCAACAGTCGGCGCAGACATAGCCGCTACTACGCCAGACGTTGAAACACTTGGTGACTTCTTTGACGCTGGGCCCACCAAGCGGATAGACACATCAGACTTATCTGGCGCAGAGCTTTCTGCAGCAAATCTATCCAATCGTTTGCGTGTAGGCGCAGAAGGCGCCGCTGTAGTGCTTGGGGTGCCTGCTATCGCATCTTTAGGCGCAAAGACCGTTGGCGCAGGACTTGGCGCTCTTGGCCGAACAGACTTCGCAAAGGCTGCTGCTCAAGCCATTAGAGATCCAGAGACGCCATTTAGCGCAGTTGGTGTTAGGCCAGACCTTGAGAACCCTACGTTCATACAAAAAAATCTTGAGCGGTTAGGCAAGGTTGGGCGCAAGTACCTGACTCAGCAGGGTGAGCTTCCAGACAGATTCACGGCTCAATACGATGCTATGCGAGTGACGCAGATAGCGGCTCAAAACTCAGCGGCTAGGCAGGCTGTTGAGAAGATGGAAAGCGCGTTGTCTTTTGTGAATAAAAACGAAGGGCTGTTCAACGATCAAGACAAGTCACAGGTTCTTGATACGCTGAACGACTTCTTGTTTGCAGAAACCACCGGCATGAAGCCGGGCATCAACAGAAATACTGTTAAGTTAAATGCTGAAAACAAGTTAAAAGAAATCGATGACATCATCGCCAAGAACACGCCTAAGAGCTTGTTCGCAAACAGAAAGGACCTAAGCCTATTCCAAGGCGCCAGTGATCTCAGACAACAGATTGATGGTTTAAGTTCCTCTGTCAAAGAGATGTTGGAAGATGGTATCCAAAGCGATGAAACAAAAAACGCTTTGATTGAAACCATCGGTAACAACAAAACGTTTTACGGTATGCGTCTTTACCGCGCACTGAAAGATACCAACTACTCGCCTACAGCAGAGCAAGCAGACCTTGCTGTTGAAGAGCTTGTTAAATCAAGCCGTGGCCTAGATGAGGCTGCTCAGCTTGACGAGAGTCAGGCCAGAGAGTTGTTGAACAGTATGATTCAAGGCAACTTCAACAACGCCAAGATGCAGCCAAGAGATGTTGTTGACTCAGCAACACTTCAGGGTGTGTCTCAAGGCATGTTGAAAGGCAGAAAGCTTGATGATCTACCTGCAGTAAGAGACTTCCTTGGCGAATACACGGGCGCAAAAGATGTTGTTGCTCGGTTCAAACCAGAGCGCATAAGAGCTAGGGATATTGGTGAGCAGGAAGCTGGCCTACGGACCAAGATGGTTGAGACTGTTGACATAATGTCAAAGCACCTTGCAAAGGCTCAGTACTACAATAACTTGATTGAGTACAACGCCAAGCTTCCAGAAGGCGCAAAGTTCATATTCGATACGATCCCACCAAACGCAAAGCTTGGAGATTACTCAAGGGTGGGCGCAGAAGCTGGCAACCCGCTTAGCGAAATCACTTCATCACAAAAGGCTAGATTTGGTCCGCTTGCTGGCAAGTACATAAAGAACGAATACAAAACTGCGCTTGAGGGTGGCAGCGATGTGTTTGACCTAGCCAAAGGGAACATACCTTTGTACTCAACGTTCTTGGGTTTGAAAGGCATGTCTCAGGTAATGAAGACTGTTTACAGCCCGATCACTCAGATCAGAAACGCAACCACTGCAAGCTTCTTTGCGCTTGCTAATGGCAATGTTGGCAACAGCAAATCACTCGCAAACTCTGTTTCAACCATATTCAGCAATCTTAACCAGAGGCTAAGCGGTCCAGGCAAAGAGGGGGCTACTCTTGCGGAAAGACAAGCCTATTACAACGACCTTGTTGACCTAGGTGTAATCAATACCAACGCCAAGATTGGTGAGTTTGAGTCGTTAATCAACGATGCAGCAGAAGGCACAGGCCTTGGTTCAGGCGTGACTGGTAAACTATTTAAGAAAGCCCAAGGGATGCAAAACGGTTTTGCCGCAAAGCTTTACCAAGCGTCTGATGATGTGTGGAAAACATACAGCTTTGAGATGGAGCTTGGCCGTCTTGAAAGAATCTTCGCAAAGAACCCAAATACTGCACTGCCTGTTTCTGATCCCAGAAACTTCACAGAGTTTGGGCCAGTCATAAGGCCATCTGAGTTAACGCCAGATCAGCTTAAACTTGCCATGAAGCGAGAGGCTGCAGAGATTGTTAAGGACACCGTGCCAAACTATGCGCGAGTGCCAGAAGCTATCAAGCGTTTGCGTCAACTTCCATTTGGTAACTTCGTAGCCTTCCCTGCTGAGATGATCAGGACCAGTGGCAACATCCTTGGACGCAGTATCAAAGAACTGGCAAGTGAGTCACCAGAGCTTCGTGAGATAGGCATGAAGCGCCTAGCTGGACTTGTATCAGTAAACGCAGCAATACCAGCTTCACTAGTAAAAGCAGGCACGCTTCTGACCGGCGCGGATCAAGAGCAGATTGATGCTTACAAGCGATCTATGGCTGCTGACTGGGATAGAAACTCGACGCTGATACCTGTTGCTACCGACAAGAATGGCAAAGTTACAGACTTCTACAACTTCTCGTATACCAATCCGTATGACTACGTTGGTAGGCCTGCAGCCGCTGTGTTCAATGCGGTGAACAACGGTATTACGAAGGAAGAAGACCTAAGCACCATAGCGTTTAACGCAAGCCTTGGCGAAGGTGGTGCTGCTAGAGAGTTCTTCTCGCCGTTCATGAGCGAGGCGATTGTTACAGAAAAAGCTTTGGACATATTAAGAAACAATACGACTTTCAACCGTCCAATCTACAGAGAGACAGATACCCTAGGTACAAAGTTTGGCAAAAGCTTTGCTCACTTTGCCGATGGGTTAATGCCTGGTGTCAGCCCAATAGACATCACGACAAGCCCAACATCAATTGCTCCTGGGTCTTTATCTTTAACACTCAGAGATTTCCCTCGGGCCGTTGCTTCTGTTGCGATGGGGGACGCAGAGCTTGGCGTTAGCAAACAAGGTTATCGTCTAGACCCAGCGCAGGAATTTGCAGAAGCTTTGACTGGTGTTAAAAGCATTAAGCCTCGCGCCGAGCGCGTGCTGTACTATCGTGCGCTTGAAGCGGCAAGAAACGTCCGTGATGCTGCCGGTATCTTTAACCAGGTGGCAAAGACTCGTGGCAATGTCGATGCAGAAAACACCACTCAGGCTTTCATTACTGCAAATGAGCAGCGGTTCAAAGCTTTACGGGACCTGAATATGGCGATTGAAGACGCCAAGACGCTTGGGCTTTCTACTTCTGAGATTATAAAGCCATTAAAAGAAGCCAAGACACCAAACCTAGGCATGGTCATGTCAGGTCGATTCAAAGCATTCTTCCCAAGCACTGAGACTATAAGAATTGCTATGCGTGGCAGCGAAGACAAACTGTCCAACCCGCTAGACATGCCCGCCCTTAGTGAACAGCTTGCTCAGTTCCAAGGCGCGGCTTTCAGACCACAGGCTCAGGCCGAAGCACAGGCCGCTAGGATGGAAGCTTTGCAACAAGCATCTGCACCACAGGGCGTGCCTCAAAGCGCCCCTGCACAGCCAAGCACAGCGCCTGTTGCACCTCAGATGCCATCCCTGTTTAATCGTGCATCACAGTTCCTGCGCCAGCAGGAAGAAGAGAAACTGATGGGCGGTAGTTGATGTGATCCCAAAGAGGGCGCCAAGAAAGGGCAAGAGCAAGTACTTTGCAAAGAAGACTGAGTACGACGGCATTGTCTTTGACTCCAAGCTTGAAGCAGCACGATACAAAATCCTGAAGAGATACGAAGCCACAGGTGAACTGACAGACCTCGAGGTTCAGGTGGATTTCCCGTGCAGGATCACAGTGGATGGTGAAGACAAGAAGATCTGCTCATACATCGCAGACTTCCGCTATAAGCGCGATGGTGAGGTGGTGGTAGAGGACGTGAAGGGCGTGGTCACCCAAGTGTTCGCGCTCAAGAAGAAGCTTGTCGAAGCCCTCTACCCTGGAACTAAGATACTGATCGTCAAAGACCCAAGAGACTGGGACTAGAACGGAACCTTGCGTTCATCGACGTTATCTAGGTAGCTACCTGGGAAGTCACGCCGCACGCTTTCACCCGTCATCATAAGACCAGCATCGAACTCTGCCTTCGATAGCTCTCTGATCTCAGAACTGCTGTAGTGGTACTCGCCCGTCACCTCTGATGTAGAGTTGTAAAACTCCATGATGCCCACCTGATAGGCCATAGAATCGTCTGTACTCTTGCCTGGGAGGTGGTTTGCGTTAACCAATGCAGGTATCCACATGTGATCTTTGCACCCGTCTCGTTGTTCCTGAAGCGTCAGAGACTTCTC